TAGATTATCTCCTGTCATAGATCAAGTAATGGTAGGTATTCTTAAAGGTTGTGAGTTAGCAGGTGTAGAACTTATAGGTGGAGAGACTGCTGAACATCCTAAATGTGCTCCTCCATATGGAAGTCAATATGATATTGATCTTGCAGGATTCTGTACAGGTGTAGTAGAAGAGAGTGAAATTATAGATGGTAGTCTTATAAAGAAAGGTGATAAAATTATTGGTATAGAAAGCAGTGGACTTCATAGTAATGGATATAGTTTAATTAATGAGATGTTATGGAGACATATGATTTCTTGGAAGGATAGTCATATTGGAGAGGGTACTCCTGAATTAATTACACCAACTACAATATATGCTAAACTTGTTCAGGAATTATTAAATGAAGTACCTGTTCTTGGTATGGCACACATTACTGGTGGTGGTATCCCAGAGAATTTACCAAGGTGTTTATCAAAAGGATTAAAAGCAAACGTAGATTATAACTCTTGGAAACTACCAGATATCTTTAGTAAGATTATGCTTGCTGGTGAGATACCAGAGGAAGAGATGAAGAAAACTTTTAATATGGGTATTGGTTATTGTATAGTAGTTCCTGATGAAAGTGTATATGATGCACATGATGTAATAGACAGTCATGGGTTAAAGTCATGGACAATTGGTGAAGTTACTATATAAGATTAGAGTCATTTAAATTTTATGCCAGAAGAAGTAAAAGAAGAACTAGAAGAGCATAAAGAAGAACCTAAAAAGAAAGGTGCTCTTGGTAAATTAAAAGATGCTATACTCCCTGATGCTGATGAACAAGCAGCGATCATATCTACTATGGTCAGGATTGGAGTTCTTGTCTGGAGTGGTGGAATATTAACATTAAATTATGTGACAATTCCAGGAGTGGTACAGCAGAAAATAGATCCGACATTTATAGCTTCAGTTTTTACTGGAGTTTTAGCTAGCTTCGGGATTCAGACAGCATCCAAGAAGGGTGATGGTACTATGAAAATGGAGAAAGGTGGTGGTAGTGGTCCTAATGGAAACATATCTAAAGATGATATGGAGAAGTTAATTGAGAAAGCAACTCAAGCAGCACCTGCTCAAACTATTAGATTAGAGCAAGCACCATTGGTCATTAATCCTGGTCCTCCAACAAAACCCCCAACAACATAAGTTATTGTCGGTGAGTCAACATAAAAATAGTTAATATTACCTATAAGTAAACTAAATATTAACGTTACTTTATGCGAGCCCACGGCTATTCAATCGTGTCTCATTACACCGTTCAATACTTAGACGAAACAAGGCATCATCAGACCATATGTGAATATGCTGAAGATGCCTTTTCTGCTAAAAGTCAAGCAGTTCAAGACGTAGATTATTTACATAGTCACCCGAATGCGATAGACTGCATTCTAGAAGAGGGATCTCTCTTCAGTTCCATTATGAGGTGACACTATGTCAACATTAAAAAAGAAAAATCTTAACCTGTGGATGAATAGATTCATGGCATGGTTAATAATTTTTGCATCTTGTGTTTTACTTAGTGGTAAAGCATATGCAGCAGAAATTCAAATGGGTTCTAACGGAATGTTAGTCTTTGAACCTTGTGAATTAAATGTTAGTGTTGGTGAAAGTGTTACCTTTGTTAACAACGAACTACCTCCACATAATGTAATGTTTGTTGACCATGATGAATTATCACATGGAGACTTAGCATTTGTTGCTGGTGAAAGTTTTGATGTTACCTTTGAGAAAGCAGGTGACTATTACTTCCAGTGTGATCCTCATGCTGGTGCAGGTATGAAGGGGGTGATCCACGTTGAATGACGTAGTATGGTCTATAAATATTATGCTAGGTACTCTACTCAGTGGGGTAGGATACCTTATCTATTGGATTTTTACATACGATGACCGAACACAGCCAAGAAACGAAGATAGCAATTCTGGAAGCGAAAGTTGAACACATGATGGGTCATGTCAAGGAACTGACCCTTAGAGTTCGTGCTAATGAAAAGGTAGTTGCTTCTGTTAGTCTTTTAGGAGTCATAGCCTGTACTTTTATTGGTGCAGGTTATTTTGCTCCAAAGGCAGAAGCATGTAGTCCTCGTTTGGACGGTGAACCTACCTATTGTCCAGACTGGGATGATGTAGTATTAAGAGATCCTCCTTCTGATCCTGTTGAAGAGGAAGGGGAACCAAGATATATTAATGATTGGGAACAAGGAAAGGTTGTATTTTATGATACGAGAGAAGATACACCTTTAGTGATTATGGATACTTATAACCATATGGTTGATAAACTTCGTAATTGGAAGCAAGAGAAAGAACGTACTCCAGTAGAGGATATGATAAATAGTTCACTTGCAGAATATAAATATGGGAGCAATGACCCCACCAAATCGGAAGAGTTGTTACAACTTCCGAGTAATCAAGATTGATAAAGTTCTAGATGGTGATACTATCGATGTTACTATTGACCTCGGTTTTGATCTATACAAGAAAGAAAGAGTTAGAATTGCAGGAGTTGATACGCCAGAGAAAAGAACGAGAGACTTGGAAGAAAAGGAACTAGGAATTCATGCCACCAACTGGCTTAAAGACAAATTGGAAGGAGCTATTAGTGGGGATGACGATCTCGTTATCCGTACTGAGCTTGTGGGGGGCGTTGGGAAGTACGGACGGCTACTGGGGTGGTGTTACATCGGGGACGCAGCAGTGTCACTCAACGAACAAATGATCGAAGAAGGATATGCTTGGGCATACGATGGTGGCACTAAGCAGAAAGACTTCGAACAACTACGTGAAATTCGTAGAGCACACGGTACATTAGTAGAGGGCTAATTATGTGGAATTTTAATCCAAAACCTGCTTTCGATAAAGTAGTAGCATGGGATAGAAACCTTGCTAAAAAATTTCAGAACAAATTTAATTTGACTGATTATCAAATGTTATGCGTATCCTTTGCTAAAGGATTTGTTATTGGAGCAATTCTATTATGAGTAATTTTAAAGTACCAGTTGCAGTACTCACATTCCTAGCAGCACAGCTAGGTGGTGCAGTATGGTGGGCATCACAAGTTGATGGTAGAGTTAAGAGTTTAGAAGAACAAAGTCTAAACCTTGCTTTAGAGAATAGAAGGTATATCTCTGAGGTTATAATTCCATCATATGAAATCAGTGATAGTTGGGATAATCCCCATCACAATAACTGGTTAAAATCTGGTGGGTGGAAAAAGTAAATGAAATTAAAAAAACCTCTGAAGGATCCTAACGCAAAGAGTCCAATTCAGAAGTTTGTTGGTGGTAAGATTCCACACTACCTTGCAGTAGCATCATTTGCATGGGTGTTATTAGATGTTGTTTCTTTTACTCATAGTGTAATCACCAACAGACCAGAAAGAGAACGGAATGAATTAAATCAATATCTCGATAAACAGATTGCTGATAGTATTAATAAAGCATTACCACCAATAACTGGTTTTGTTACGGGACCAGTATCTAAACCAGAACCAAAAAAGAATGGTAATGGTCAATGATATTATTTCTTTAAAGGACCAAGACCTTTTTTCTTTCTATATTCATTTGCAATAATTTCGGAACGATAAACTTTAGTATCTGTTTTTCCAAGTATTTTATTTACTTTGGTTAAAACTTGTTTTATAACAGGTTTAAATGTTCTAGTTAATAGTTCTGCTAATGGTTTTGCAAGTAAAGCAGATGCACCAGCAACTGCTGCGATAGAAGCTGTTGTTGCAGCAACTTGTGGACTAGGTAGAAATTGTTCTACTGCTCCTATATCTTCATATAATATTACACATATTTTTTTATTTTGATTACTAGGGTCACGTTGGAGTTCATATCCACTGACCTTTTCTTTTTCATTAGGTCCAAGTGCTCCTATCCTTGGTTGATTGGGTGCAGGACAGGGAGGATCTACGTCTACATTTGTATCTGCATCAGTTGAAGCACCTGGCGGTGGTGGGGGTGGATCTCCTTTTTTTGCTACAAACGGTGGTGGACAATTACTATAGCATTCAGAATCACTATAATCCATAGGCTGATAATATGGCATACTAGCATCACATAATGTCATTGCTCTACCAGGATCATCTACTACTAGATCTTTATCAATGGGAATATTATTTTTGTGCTTCTTATTATCCCTATGCATCCATACACAACCAGGCATATCAATAATAGGAAATCCAATATAACTTGTTATAGGATTATGGTCAGGAATATATGGTTGATTAATCTGCCATCTAGGTATCTCATAGACACTAATACCTACATTACTTATTTGAACTCTGGGAATAGTAGGTATACTCATTAGTCTTTAACATTACCAATAGAGAATGTTCCTAGATCTTCTGCAGTTCCATTTGCTTTAATTTCTTTAGATAGTTCTACTTTAACTTCATTAGTACTAAGTGTATGTGTATGTTGTCCTACATGACCAATTGGATTTATTAACATAACATCAGCACATACTTTATGATACGGTGATTTTGGATGGAACATAATTCCAGACTTCATAAGTTCACCACAATTTTTTAGACGAGCTAATTCAAAGTCTAATCTTTTATTAGATAGTAGTTGTGCATTAAGTTGTGTTTGAGTAGTTGCTGCTGTCTTACATAATTCTTGTAATTCTTTGTCCAATGGTTTAGACCATGTAGCAGATAGTCCTAGACCTAAACTGTAATTATCTGTTTGATTTGTTCTTGTTGGCATATAATATAAAACTTCTCCAGGATTATCAATCTCACCATCATCGTCAGAATCGTATACATTATATACAGGATCATCATATGTGTGTTCAAATGGTCTTCGAAAATTTCCTGTTCCAGTCACATAGGGTGTGATGTTCATAGTAGCACCCTGGCACTGTATACCACCACCATAGGTGTTAGTTATGTATGGACCTTGTAAAACCTGTATGGCTTGATTGGTTACTGAGCCAGAACTATTAGCAATTGGATTGGCAGTAGCATTAACTCCACCTACTGTCTCCGCATTTACAGGGGTTGCAATGACACTTGCTGCAAGTATTAGACATATCCTTTTTATTGTGTAAATGTACTTGTTGTATTTGTGACGCTGTGTACTTCGGTCACTCTTTGAATTATTGTGTGGTTTGATAGCCCAGGTCCTTGATAACTTTCTGTAAATTGAAAGGCATTTCCTGGTGTTGTTAATGTGAAGTCTGGTCTTTGATTTAGATTCAATCCTGTCCATTCTGAAGTCACTCCGTCTAAT